CATCCCATTCAAATGATAAAATATCCGTTGGTTTTAGTTGTTTAGTAGAGTTAACCTGTGCCATTATATAAGCTATCAATCTAGACTGCTCCCAACTAGATTTAACCGAAATTCCAACATTATTTATTATTGGATCCAGTTCATAATATTTCATGGTGTCAAGAAAATAATCAATAGAACAGCATTTATATTCCAAACACACCATATTCATTAGATCAGTCCATGTAATTACTTTTGAATTTTTTTTTTACTATCAGAATCTTTCTTTTCTGATTTAAATTGTGAGTTAAACGCTTCTGATTTACTTAGCCAGTCCGTAAACTCTGAAAACTTTTCGTTATTATCATCTAACCAATCCATAAAATCATCTAATGTTAGAGTCGAATCTCCATCACATGATACGATAACGGAATAAAAATAAATCATAAGATCCGTTATAGTTTGAGGATTAAATATAGTTTTGGTTATTGCTTCGTAAATTATATATGATCTGAACTTTAATTTAAGTTCAATTTCTTTATTATTTATAGTTACTTTCATAGTTATTAGAATTAAATAAGGAGATCCAGACCATTAAAGATCCAGACCTCCTTTTGATATATATATAGTTTATTTGTGGTAAAATTAAGCCTGTTTAGATGCTGTATCGGCACCCTTTGTTAATGCTCCAACACCATTAAATTTAACGGTATATGTTGCAAGTGCTCCATTACCAGCCGTTAGAGAAATAGAACTAATAGTGCATTTGCCATAGTACATATCTCCAGCTGCCTTCCATCCACCTGTCGGAATTACATGACCATTTTCATCTGCTGTAGTAGCTGGATCATTTGCCGTTGATGAAAATGTCATAGTAACTGCGGTACCAAGTATCATAGCATCAACTAGTTTTGAATAATCTTCTACACACATCAAGTTATCACTAGACGCATTCCAAGACATTTTGCCACGTTTGGTAGCTCCCCAGATACCAGTGTCTTTGCAACTAATATCAATATCATCACTAGTTATTTCTACTGCGCAACTAGTAGCGCACGCGAGTGTTTTTCCATCCATAAATAGCTGGATTTTCTCGCCCATTATATTAGACATATTAAAGTTATATTATTTTTAATAAATTATTTTAGCTTCAAATGTAAGTGTCTGTATATAGGCATCTTCATTGAACTCTTCGGTAACTTCTTTCAGTGTTACTCTGCTAAAAAATGAATCTGTATGTAATTCTAAAATTCTTCTTACTATTTCGGCTATATTAACGGTATCAATATAATTTTTTGCGGCTATTGCTATTGAAAATATTATATTATCTCCAGTTATTCCACATTTATTATATATTACTTCTATAGATGTTTTTGAGAAAATTATAAAAGGGAACGTTACAGACTCTTCAGCAACTAATGGAAAAATATTCTTACCTACTAATTTAACTAAATCCTGATTTCCTTTTAGTAGATCATAGATATGTTTGTTAGTTGATATACCTGTTTCTGTCATTTTGCATATTTTTGGAATGCTTTGTTTAATGAATCTTCCAAATTTTTCTTCAAACTTTCATCCACTTTAGATTTAGTAGAATTAACCGCACTACTAAAAAATCCAGTAGCTTTCATGGATCCTCTAAATGATTTCTTCTTTGTATATCTGGATGCTGTACCATTTTCAAAAAACTTGAGCTTAAAATTATTCTTTCTACCTTTAGAAATAATCTCAGCTCTACCTGATAAAGCATCTTTATCTACTTTAACCACAATACCATCCTGTAGAGTTAATCCATACTTATCTTTTTTATTATAGTTTGGAGTAACCTGTTTGAGATTGCTTTTTGCGGATTTTTTGATAATATTTAGTGATTTTCTAATAGCGGATTTGAGTGGAGATTTTAATTTAGTTGGTTTTACATTATTTAGAAAATTGATAAAACCATTATCATTAAATTTAATCATTCATTAATTAATTCAGTATTAATTATCTTTTTGTTCTGTTCATCGTTTTCTTCTATGGATAATATTCTATACTTCTTATTTTTATATAAAATGTAATCGGTATTTTCTACTATATCTACATACTTCCATACCTCAAATATTTTGGTATAACTATAGAATATTTCACCATTTGAATTTTCTCTACTTCCATTATTGTTAATTATTCTGGATCTAGTAGAAAATATACAAACGTAATTTTGGATTTGTTCGCCAAACTCATTAGTATCTGTAATTGACCTATAAATATCAATCTTATCTTTTAATAATCCTGTTCTCATAGTATTAACCATTATTTGTAGTGGATGTATCGTTTACCTTCTTAGCTCCACCTGTGTTATTAGTACTATAATTTTTATATTGATCTAATAGATACTGATATGCGAATGGTATTTCATTAGAACTTACAAATGCTACAGATTCCCTATTTGCATACATATTTCCAATGAATAACAACATAGCATGAGTAATTCCAACAGGTAAAACGCCAGAATTACTCAAAACTAGTTGTTCAAAATCATCATCAATATGCTTTTCTACAACTTCTTCTGCAACCTGTTCCAGATCTACTAAATACTCATCATCATCGTGAAAAGACTCATCTAGATTCAGGTGTTTCTTTATTTGATATAATTGTATGTACATATTGATTAAGATTAATTATTTAGGCTCCAAATTTACCAAATGCAAAAGCGTTTGCTCTTAGTACCTTAGAATCAAAGTAAGCGTTAACTACCAATCTAATCTGACCTTCGGCAGCCTTTGTATATGGATCTACAGTGATATCAATACCACCAAATTGACCGATTGCCAAGTTAGTAAAATCACCAACTACAAAATCACCAGATACTACATGTGAAGTACTAAATACTGGTGTACCATCTAGTTCACCATTCTCATAAGCGAGATATGTGTTATTCTTAGTACCCTTCTGCATGTTTCTAAAGTTTGCTCTAGCCTTAGGAGATACGATATATTTAATAGGATTGATAACGTTAGCTTCCTCTACTACTTCCTCAAGTGCTACAACACTAGCAAAATCGGTTACGGCTACAGGAGTAATACCAGCAAACATACCAGCAGGCTGTGTTGCGGATCCAGCTACACTACCCAAAATGGTACCTTCCAATTTATCATTGATTGCATTGATAAGATCCTGTCTAATCATGTTCTCAATTCCTACTGTGTCCTGTACTAGCAACATCTTAGATAAATCAACGTATGCTGTTAATCTCTTAGGACTTAGAATAAAGCTATCAAATGATGCTCCACCCTTTGCGGCTTCTGCAACTTCACCAGCCCAACCAACATTTGATCCAGTCATAACAGGGATCTGAACATTAGAAGTTAAACCAGAAATAAACTTAGCTCCAGCGGCAACTAGAACATTTTTAGCTCTAAGCGGCTCAACAATATCATAAAGATTTGTAGCAACTACATCTGCACCTTCATCGGCTACGGTAATATCTCTTTTCTCTACGGGCAAAATAATCTGACCAGCAGCAGATACTCCAGCTTTTCTCATTTCCTCTACTCCAGCTTCTTTAACGGCTAAAGCTACATCATCAAGTGAACGGTTTTCAGCTATTGATCTAATAGCACTAATTAAACTAAAATTCGAATTCATTTTGTGTTTATTATTTGTTATAATAGAAGTGTTTAAACTTCTTTCTTGTTTCTTGTTACCTGTATTTCCACAGGATTTCTCTTCCATATTATCCTCTTCGTTATCAATAGGCATTTCTGGATCTTCTTTTTCTTCTTCTTTAGGTTCTTTCTTTGGATCATCCTCAACTTTCGGATCTTCACTATTAGAAGTATCAACTTTAGGATCTTCTTCTGGTGTATCCTCTGATTTAGGATCTTCCATCATCTTTTTAGGATCCTCTACTTCTGGATCCTGTTTTTCATCTTTCATATTATTATTATCTTCGTTATTTAGTTGATCTATACTTTTTGTTTCTTCCATGTTTAGAAGTTTAGACTGTTCCAATGCTCTACTACTCAACAAATTAACAGTAGTTTCTGTATAGGCTGGGTACCACACTGGAGATACATCAACTAAATAATCTATTTTATTAATTTCTCTATGTATAATACCACTATTATCTTTATACCAGTAATCGGATCCTTCATCAGGAGATACCGCAAAGGCAAAAGAACTTGAATCTATTTCACCACGATTTATATACTCCAGTAGAGTATTTCCAAGATCGGTATTAGGCACATCAAAAGAGTATTTTAAACCTCTATCATCAATTTTTAATGATAGTGATCCTTTACCGTGATTTGATCTGGCTAAAACTTTCTCTTCATCATGGTTAAATCTACAAAATACATCTGATTTATCAATAGTTTCCTGAGTAACTGCATTAGGTTTAATTATTTCTCTAAAACCTAAATCTTCACTTTCGGAATTAAAAACCATTGCATAACCTTCTATAGTTCTTGAGTTAGATATATTTCTTATTTCGGCACTACGTATTTCTAATGATTTGTTTTCCATTTATCTAATATTTATTTCTTAGTAGTCTTTACCGATTTCTGTACATCAATAATTCTACTTTTAATATCCGATAGTTGGTAGTTTACTAGTTTTACATTAGCACTATATTTCATAATTAACTCATGGTCGTTACTAACCTGATTTTCTAATACATCCAATCGTTTACTAATTGACATATAATTACAAAATACGATTATTACCAA